CCACCGGCGTATAACACCGACTCATACTGTATGGTCATTACGTTTTCTAACGTACCATCTTGACCTTGCTGATGTGTTCCGTGCCTGTAAGCAGTAATTATAGGATTAATTAAGGTATATTCACTAAATCTTTTTTGATGCAAACTATAAATTCTTATTGCATTTATATATTGCGTAGAAATTGAACTGTTTGTTCTAGGAGTATAGCCAAACTTATTATACAGATTTCTTTGTCCAATAACTTGTTTATTGTTTCTTAGATAAACAGGATTAAGTGAGCCTGTGGCATCACCATAGTTATTATCCATGTCTCTATAATAATAGTTGTAATAATCAAACCAAAGTTTTCTGATTATATTGGCAGAATCATCATAAAAAGAAATATTAACTTCTTCGTAGCGAATTTTACTTTGTACAATAGAAGGTCTATTGTAGTTATTCATTGTTTTTGCGTCTACTCTAAATCTTGGCAAATCGGCAGATTTTACAAGCATACCTGCTTCAATTTGCTGTCGTTGATTGATAGTTGTGAGTTCAGGATTGAGATCAAAATACACGTGAAATAACCAAGTGTACTTTGGTGATCTTTCGTAATTGTTTGTTACAAAAAGTCTGCTGGCGTGTTGATAATCTTTAATATTATCGCCGCGAGTTATTTGCTTTAAGAAACCGTCAAAAATGCTTGGCATAGTAATCCGTTTTAATTATTTAGTTCAAAAAAAAGCCCGGTTTTATCCGGGCTTTTTTAATCTGTATTAATTTTATGCAACACCTGTTATTACTGTACCTAGTGTTCTGCCTACCAGTGTACCAATACCAGTGCCAGTTGGGCTTTGGATAGCATTATCATACATGATAGATAGTGCAATTGTTGCTGGTGAGTTTTCACTGTATGCCATTTCACCGTAATTGACAGTAGACAACAAAGCTCCGTATAATTCCCAAGTTTCTAATATGTTGGGCTGATTAGCACCATTGCCACCATCTAGCATTTCAAATTTTAAAATAAACTTATAATCAATGCCCGATGCTGCTGAACTTTGTTCTGCAAAGTCAAATTGCTTCTGAATCTGTTCACCAACCAATTTGCTAACATTACCACCTGCATCGTCGCGCAGCGTTACACTAACTGCCTCCCAACTTGGTTTGCCAACTAAATTCACCTTTGAGTTGTACACATCAATAGTAAACGGGTTCATATTCAAATTAGGACGACTGATACTTTCAACTTGTTTTGTTAGTTCAACTCTATCAGTGCTTACACCAAAGTTTTCAAAAACGGCGCGGAAGCGATATTTTAGCTTTGGCATTAACAAACCTTGTGTGCTTGCACTTTGGTTTGTTGCTAACGGTACTGTAAATCTATTCAATGAGGCTATTGCCATTTTATTCTCCTATTATAGGTATTTACCAAAATTTTTTCAAAATTTTGTAGGGGGGTTTTACACCCCCATACCCATTAAACTCCTGCTGCAATATCACCTGGGTTTTTCAAGCGAATTGGAATATAGATAAATTCCACTGCTTTCATTGGTTCAATTGCAATGTCAACGTACAATTCGTTTCTTGCGATTCTAGTTGGTGTGTTGTTGGTTTCATCACACACAACCAAGTAATCGTATACACCACGCTTGGCTACCAAGTCATTGATTGCACCGCTAATGATGTTGGCTATCTGGTCTCTAGTAATCTTGTCGTTTGGTTCAAACAAGAATCCGTCGCCTACTCGAGCCAAAATAGTTCTCAGGTAGTTTACCAGACGTGCAACATTGATACGATCCAAGCTGCTTGCGGTTGGATTACGTGTCTTCTGACCCCATACTACCAAGCCAATTCCTGGCAAGTTGGTGACAGGATTGATTCTGTTTTCGTATAGAGTGTCTCTTACTCCCACACGAATACCATCAAACACAAATTCTCCAGTGTTGGCATCAATGTAACCAATACTACTGGCGTTGTCAACTAGTCCACGACGTGTACCAGCTGGTGCAAACCATTGGTAACTTACATTATCGTTAAAGATAATTGTTCTTAATGCCATATGACTCGCAGGAACAACAATGGTGTTACCTTGCAGATCTGATGTCTGACCGCACGGATAATAAACTCCCAAATACGGACTTGCTGTTGCTAATCCGTCCCCGTTGGTATTGTTACTCCAGTTTGCAATATCAATTGCATTTGGTGCTAATCGCATTGGTGTATCACCAACAATAAATGCAGTTTGTGATCTGTCGTTGTTTAGTGCTACCATTTCGTCGATTACTTCTGGATAACCCGGGCAAGCAATCAAGTTGAATGCGAACTGATCTTCGCGCACCTCAGTGTTGGCAATCAATGCTGCTTGCATGGCGGCTACAATCATTCTACGTTGTGCTTGACGACCCATATATGGACTACCGTTGTCTTTCAGTCCGCTTGCAGTCTGCCAAGTATCTTTCACAGTAGGTAATGTACCGCCTGCTCCTGGCACTGCTGGTAAGTCAGGATAAGCATTTGCATTAAATTTGTTGCTAACAAATTGTTTTACATTGTAGCCGCTGCGACGTGTGTTAAACAACAACATACCACGTGGATACAATCTGTAATCTGGTGCGTCTTGATCAATGTAGTTACTGACCAATAAGTCTGTGATTGAGGGTAGAGAACCTGTGATTACATCTGTTGTGCCATCTGTGTCCCAACGAGCATCTGCAAATACAATACCATTTTGGCCAACTTGATCAGTGTTATCTATAAGAACCCATTCAGCTCCACTGTAACGGTACAAAGCAGGATAATTTTCCAAATCGCCGCTATCTAACCATAAGTCACCGGCTACCACAGCAGTGACACCGTCACTCTGAAATTCAGGTTCACTAGCAGACACAATTACACCATCTGGATCAGTGATACTTAAATCATAACCTCGGGCATCTTTAGTGCTACCATCATAGAAACTATTTTTATATCCTTTCCACCCACCAATGTCGTTTATCATAATGTCAACAGTGGCCGGATCACTGTAGTACCATAGTGTACCATCAGCAGGTGCTTGATAAGGTTCTGTGGTGCTATACGTGTATGTCAAGGATTGCCAATTTGTTAATGCTAAAGTTGTGCCGTATTCAATTACACCGGTTGTTGTGTTTGTAAATCCAGCATCACCCACAGGAGTACCTGTTACTTCGTCAAGGAAGATATCACCACCATATATATGTGTAAACGTGATTATGCTGTTTGTAACATTAATTTCCAATTCTGGAATATTAAGGCTAAGAACGTCGGCCACAAAACTGGTTGGTGATGTACCTGTAAGTGTAACAGTGTACGAAGTAACCGCAGCAGTGTTAATTGATGTCACACCAATGGTAAATTGATCAGAGATAGTAAATGGGTTAGCTGCAAGTGCTGATCCGCTGACAACAGTTTGTCCTGCTACACGACGACGAAACGGCTTGTAAGCTGCTGTATCATCAAGTATTGGATCGTAATTGTGCCAGACAGTACCAGCCGCTATTCCATTGCCGCCACCTGAAGGATCTAAACCAAAGATAGCAGCTTCTGGACTAGCAAAAAATTCTGTTGCTAGTGGAACAAATGTTTCAGTTGTACTATTGAATCTTTTAATGACTACATCTGCTCCACTACCAACGGCACCTATTTTTAGGAACACACTACCATTTGGTCTAGGCACTGTGTCAGTTGAACGCCAGGCTGGAATTTCAGCAAATGTTCCAACAGTGAACAGAGGGCAAGCATAGGTTGATCCTGATGCACCTAATCCAAGTGAAGCCATTGGAGTGCCAGAAGCGTTAGCTATGGTAATTTTGCCATCAGCAGTAGCAGATGGCCCACCGCTTTTTGCTGCACTGGTTGCGTAGATTTCTAATCTGCCTCCAATGTAGGCAGCACTCACTCCAGCGATACCTGCTGAAGTAATCAATGCGGCCACCTGGCTAATTGTTTTTGTAGATATAGTGTCACCAATGGTCACAGTTTGAGTGTTAATAGTAAGTGCCGCAGCAGGGGTACTTGCTGGTATAGCCGTGGTTGAGCTAGTTGCAAAAGCCACAGTGCCTCTGATAGTGGCCCAACTTTGTTGCCAAGCACTGGTTCCAACTCTGACCCAGATATTGCTTCTGTTTTTGTAGTAGATCAAAGCACTACTACCGCTTCCAAAAGAAATAGCGTAGTTTCCAATTTGTCCAATACTAGAATCTGGCACATAATAACCGCCAGATAAAGTTTGATTGGCTGTGCTAGTAATTAAAATAGGAGTGCTTTTTAGAACTAACTCACTGTTGATTGCATCCCATTCATTTATACCCCACTGACTTTCGCTAAGGTCCATCCAATGAGTTCCGTTAGCAACATTTCCAGCTGGACGAACACTAGTGCCTTCCAGTTGATTTAAATCTATGTCGGCTCTTATTGCGTAAATTCTATTCACATTGCCTAACACACTGTAAGCTGTCATCAAGCCATATTCATTACGCTCGTCGCCGTGTAATGGAGTACCAGATGCGCTTTGCTTGAAGCTGGGATATCCCATTGATGCAATTAGTTCACGTTGACTACTATATGTTAACAATTTGCCTGCTCGAGCAGCGGTTGTATCAGTAGCAGAGCCACCTGATGCATTGACTTTGTCCTGAGCAGTTGCCATTATAATTAATGGAACGGTACCTAC